CTTTCCATGCCTATCTATAACGCTGAAACTGATAAAATGCTATGCGATGAATTGATGGGGCGCGAAGCTTTTGAGAAGCTTAAAAAAAGAATGTTGGTAGATTCACAAACCAGAATGATTTTTTACGCTAATTATATGTGCGAGGCAATTAGCGACAACGAAAATAAAGCATTTCCGATGTCCTCGCTAAAGACTTATAAAAATATCCCTACTGAAATAATTGACGGCAAAACAGTAATGCAAGGTTGGACATTTGCGGTCATCGATACAGCCGATGAGGGTGCGGATTATTTTGCTATGCCATTGTTACAAGTGGTTGAACCTTATATTTATTTGTTTGACGCAATATTTGATCAGGAAAATTTAACTATTCAAGAAAGCCAAATATTGAGCAAAACAAAAGAGCAATCAATTAGAAAGATAGTATGTGAAACAAACTCAGCCGGGGCTTATTTTAAACGGCGCATAACGAAACTTTTGCCTAGTATCGAGATATACGGACAATGGTCTAAGGGCAATAAAATGGCGCGTATATTAAGCATGGCAGGGATTATTAAATATTTTTTTCGTTTCCCTGAGAACCCAAACCCTACAACTGAAAAATTTATGAACCAAGTTTATAGGTTATTGAAGACTTCAAAAAAGGAAGATGATGCTCCTGATTCTTTGGCAGGTGGTGCAGCGCATTTGGAGGCGCATTTTGGAATGTTTAAGTAATGTTGTCTCAATTCGGTAAAATTACATTCTTTTTGTTGTGTTTGTTGTTTGTTTAGTTTATCTTTGAGATGAATTAAAACTAAAAATTTAGAATAGTAGTTATAAAAGGTATGTCATGTGAACTAATATTAAACGTAAAAAAATCATACATCTGTAAAAATATTTGACATTTACAGAAATTGTTTTATCTTTGTGTAAAATAATTGTACATTTTTAATGTCAAATATCTTTTCATCGTTAATAAATGACTGGAGAATAGGACGTGAAAACCGTTTGCATTCTCAATTCAATTCTAGTCAATCTTTACTCAAAAATTACGATTACAACATTGGCAAACCCCGTTGGATTTCATTATCAAAACCACAGGATTTTGAAGATGCCGTAAGGTTTAACCCGATTGTAAAAGGTGCAATCAACTTATTAGCAACAGCATCAAGTAACGGAAAGAAAATTGCAGTTGATATAAACTCAGGCGAAATAATTCCCTGGACAGAAAATAACCCCGCAATAAAACAAGCTTACAAATTACTTGTACAACGTCCAAACCCCTTACAATCAGCCAAGGAATTTGCATTCCAAGGTACATTCTATTTAAAAACATTTGGTAATCGTTATGTTTATGCAAACATGCCAATCGGGTTTAACTCTAAAATCGATTTATTGAATATCAATACACTGGTAAATTTACCTAGTCAATTTGTTAATGTTGAACAAACAGGAAAAATATTTGACCAGACAGAAATATCAGGGATAATCAGCAGGTACGCTTTAAATAATTTTGATCCGATCAAATATTTTTCACCGGAAGAAATACTTCATTTTAATGAGGTAAACATTTCCAGTGAAATGGCTACTGTAATGGGTATTTCGAAATTAGAAGTTTTAAAATATCCAATCACAAACACACAAAAAGCATTCGAAGCGATGAATACAATTTTGTCGCACCGTGGAGCAGCGGGGGGAATTATTTCAGTTAAAAAAATGGGTGGCGATGGCGGAACAGTGTCATTAAGTCCTGATGAGAAAAAGAATATTGATAGTGTATTTAAGCGTGATTATGGATTATTGAGCGGACAAAACCCTTTTTTATTGTCTCCGGTACCGTTAGATTATTTCAAAACTACAATGAATTCGGAAGAAATTGGAATTTATAAAGAGTTTTCAAATAATGCAATGTTGATTTCTAATGAATTTGGAATACCCCCGGAACTAATTAAGACATACATCGCCGGGGCAACTTATGAAAATCAAATCCAATCAGTAAGAAGATTTTACCAGGACACTGTTATCCCGATGGTCGAAGACGAAGATTCTTACTGGAGTTACAGGTTAAACACTTTTGATTATGGTTTTGAGATTAAAACCACATGGGATCACGTCCCTGCTATGCAGGATGCTTTCAAAGAAAAGGCCATTGCATTGAATTTAAAAGGACGGACTGCAAAAGATGCTTACGAAAACGATATAATTACACAAAACCAATATTTAGAATTAATAGATTTGCCTATAATTAGCGACGGGGATAAATTAAAAAGCGAAAGAAATGGAAAGGAAACCAACGAAGAAGGAAATTAAGAGGCTAAGTAAATTGAAACAAAAGCAATTCGACAATAGGGAACTGATTAAAAAGTAAAGTTATGGAAACATACAGCGGCGAAAAGTTTGAAACTAAAAAGGAATTATTTGAATTTTTATTTAAAAATAAGGATAGTTTGATTGCACAAAAAAAAGCAAATTTAAAGATTGCTGATTGTATTTCATTCGCGCCAACTATTTCAATGTTGAAAAAAGATACTGAAAAAGCAAACGAACCTATTGATGTTTCATTTTTGGATGAATTAAAAGTCATTGTTATCATCAACACCACGAATTTAATGGATTCTCATTTTGATGTTCATATCCGTGGACTTTGGAATAAAAGTTTAAAAGAGAATAAAATGCTTATGCACCTTCAGGAGCATAAGATGGAATTTTCTCATATTATTTCAGAGGGTAAAAATTTAAAAGCTTACGTAAAAGATTATACATGGAATGAATTGGGATTTGATTTTGAAGGCAAAACTCAAGCATTAGTTTTTGAATCTATAATTGAGAAAAAGCGCAATAAAAAGATGTTCGAACAATATGCCAATGGTTGGGTAAAAAATCATTCCGTTGGTATGCGATATGTAAAATATGATATGGCAATAAACGATGAAGATTACCCAAATGAATTTATTGCATGGGAAAAATATTATCCAGAGATTGCCAATAAAAAAGCAGTTGATGACAAAGGTTACTTCTGGTATGTCCTGGAAGCTAAAGCGATTGAAGGGAGTGCCGTCCCTTTAGGTAGCAATTTTGTTACACCAACTTTAGAAAATAATAAAAGTGAGCCGCCAAAACAAGGCACTCATGCCAAAATAGTTGAGCCGCCAAAACAAGGCACTCATGCCAAAATAGTTGAGCCGTTAAAACAAGGCACTCAAAAAGAGATGTGGAAATTTTTAATTAAGAACATTAAATTATCATAAAAATGGAAGAGAAAGAGCAAAAGGAATTGCTGGAAAAAGTAAATTCCGAAGCAATAAACGCGGTAACAAAATTCAAAGACGAGTTTAAGGACATCGCGATAAAAGCAGCCGAAGGTAAAATGACTAAGGGTGAAGTTGATGTTGAACTGGATAAATTGGAGAAAAATGCTAAGGATTTTACTAATTTACAACTTAAAGAATTGAGTGATGAATTGGGGAAAGTGAAAAAGTCAATGCAGGATCAAGGTTCTAAATTAAAAGCATTAAGCGAAAACCCGAAATCTAAAGTTAATGAAAAATTTGGATTTGGAACTATTTTTCGTAAATCACTTGAACGTGATGGATTAATTGACGAAGTTGTTATTGATCAAATTACCGGGAAAAAAACCACAATAATTAAAGGGTGGGAGCGTAACGATATTAAGATTCAAACAAAGACTGCTATTGATATGACAACTGCTTTAACTCAGTTGCCGGGGTCTACGCCAGGGACATCAATTGGAGCTTTGACCGATTATGCGATGCAGGAGGTGCAGATTAACATAAATAAAGACCAGCATGTAAACGTAATTTTCCCTACAGATCCAATTAGTGGTGAGTATATGGGAGTTATGGTTGATTATTCCTATGTTGATGGTGCAGATGTTACAGTTGAGGGTGCTGCTCCAGGTCAATCATCTTTAAAATTAAAGTCTATCGAGTATAAAGTACTTGATTATTCTGCTTTAATTCGTGTTCATAAAAATATGCTTAAAGACGTTCCAAGGCTTGAAAGTAAATTGAATCGAATTGTACCGGATTCAATTTTAGGTGCTCTGGATGATGCTGTATTTTCAACAACAGGGGACAATTCAGCAACAGCATGGGGTTTATATTATGCAGGTAATTACGTTGCATTTTCTTATGATGCTTCTCTAGGTGATAAAGTTGCAAATGCCACTATTATCAATTTGATTGGTAAAATGGTTTTACAGGCAGAATTGTTAAATCAGGATGTCAATAGTGTTGTTTTAAACCCTGCTCTTTTAAACGGGTTGCGGCATGAAAAAGACGCATTAGGAAATTCACTTAGTGATCGTAATATAGTGTTTAATTCAATGGGGCAAGTAGTTTCGATTTGGGGGTTGAATGTCAAATTGACAAAAAAACAAAATGTCAATTATGCAACTGTATTATGGGATCAAGCTGCTGAAATTGGTATTTTAGAAGATATACAATTTGAAATCGGTACTGATGCAGATGATTTTTCAAAACGATTTCGAACTATACTTTATGTGATGAGAGCTGCATTTGGAGTTTCAAAACCGGGTGCTATTATATTTTCTGATGATGTTGCTACAGATTTAGATTCAATAACTGCTGTATAATGAAAAGGTTAATTATATTAATGATCATACTAATTACCGCAGCGGTAATTAGTATGGCAGCGGATCGAGATAATTTAATCATAAAATATGGGATGACTGAATTATCAAGAGATGTTTCATTAAATGCCAGTGATACTACGAATACAAGTGAAACAACAACTTTTACGATTATAAATCGGCAGAGGTATGCTCAAAATCAAACATTCACAGTTGGGTTGGAAGATATAAGTGGCACGCCGTCGGTAGTGATTACTGCCTACGGTAAAGTCACATCCGCTGGTTCATGGGTAGCAATTGGTAGCGCGATTACTTGGACAAGTGACTCGGATGATGGGGACATTACATCAACCACACCAATAAATTATAATTATTTAAAAGTTGAATTTGTCGCGAGCGGGGCAACACAACAGACGTTAATTGATGAATTTGAGGTTAAAACGTCGAATGCTTTCGATATTCCTGCTAATAGTGGAACGTTAACAGTTTCGCGGGCAACATCGGGAACGGTGACTATCACTAGTGCTGATGACGATGCCAACGCGGCTTTGACTTTGGTGGCTGGTGGCACGGGGGCGTTAACCCTTGGAGATAGTGGAAGTACAACCGCAGTTACTTCTAGTGATTGGGGGATAAGTGCGACTGGCGTACAGACAGGAATGGGAACTATATCTTCTGGAAAAGTATCAAGTTCAGCGGGTGTTGACTTGGGGACTTCTCAGGCTTTGACAGGTACAACCGCGTTAACAATTGGCGCGGGAACTGAAACGGTTGCAGTGAATTCCAGTGATTGGGATATTGACGCAACAGGCAACATGTCAGGAATAGGAACGATTGGAATGAATGACAGGTTAACTGTTACACACGCAACATCAACAGATGTCTCTGCATTGCCGGTTTATCTTTCAGAAACATTAAGTGCTGATTTTGGTGACGCTTCTGCACCGGCTTATGGGATGACTGTTTATTCTAAAATTGAAGGTGCAAACTTAGCCGCAACCGATGCTTATGAATCTGCCCTGACCGGGTTATATGGAATTACCGGAACTAATGCGAGTGTATATCCAAAGGCTGGGGTTTTGGCGTGGATTGCAGATAATACAACAACTGCCGATGGTGCTTTTGTTGCCTTAATTGATGGTGATACCCAGGTTACACAAGCCGGAGCAGCTTATGCAGTCAGGAATCTCAACTCAACCCCTACGAGTGGATTTGGTTACGGTTTAGATTTATATAGTGCTGCAATTGGTATTTATGATGCAGTTGAATATAGGACTGCTGATGTGAGGTTTGTTAACGGTGAAACATTTGACAATTCACTTGATAAAAATATTATATCAAATGGTAATTTTATCATTCAAACACCTTCGCCAAATGCGATAAATTCAACGGATGCAATAACGGCGGCTCAAATGTTGGGCGGTGTTATTACTTCGACATCAGGCGCAGCGACTGCATTGACCACTCCTACAGCTACGGCAATAATGGCACTTATCCCAAACGGGGGACGCGGAACTACTTTTGATTTAATAATTGATAATAGTGCAGGTTCAAGTACGATTACACTGACATTGGACGGTAGTATTTCAGTAAATACTCCAGCTATAACAGGGGGGGACGCTTTGACAGTATCGACTGCCAACACAGTTGGCTTGTTTAGATTTTATTTTGTCAGTGGAACGGCTGCAAAAGTATTTAGGATTTATTAACATGGAAAAAATATCAAGTTTAAAAGCGAAAGTAAAAGGCAACGGGTCGATCGTAAAAGGTAAACTTGCAGAAGTTTTCATAAAAATCGGAATTGCTGAAAAGATTGAAGACACGCCCGATGCTTGGAAAGAGAAACCTATTAACGCAAAACAAACAGCTGAATTAATTACAGAATGTGAAACTGTTAAGGATTTGAAAGAATACGAAACTGACACAAGACAGGTAGTTAAAGCAGCTTTCAATAAAAGGTTAAAAGAATTGAAATGAGTATAATTAGTACATCTTATTTTATAGGACCAATAGCGTTACCACCGAATAAGTACGATCTATTGTCTGGTTATATTACCAGATATGAAAATCAAATACTTTATAAACTGTTTGGCTATACATTGGGAAATTTGGTAATTGATTACAATATTTCAACTTCTCCACAAAGGATAAAAGACATTGTGGAAGGTAAAGAATACTTAGTTACTGATTTAACAGGTGTTTATATGCCAACATCGGGCGACGTTACTATAAAATGGAATGGATTAGTTAATACAGAATTAAAATCTTTAATCGCTTATTGGGTTTTTTATTGGTATTGCCGCGAAAATGAAACCAACATAACACCGTCCGGCGGGATTATTCCCAAAGTCGAAGATGCTATTAATGTTGGTTTTAATGGAAAAGCTACATTCTCATGGAGGGAATTATTACAATTATATGGATATATCGGGCAACCGAAAATTCAACCTAGTTGTTTTAATTTCATGCAGGAAAATATTGAGACGTATCCAGAATGGACATTTGAGAATATAGGGAGACCGGGCGAAGTTAATATTTTTGGAATATGACAGTAGCGAATAAAAGAATATTTCCAGACGTGTTTGGCGACATTGTTGCAAATGTACGCGCTGATTACGATGTTGAGAATCTTACTCCTTATTATCTTTTCGGTCAATCATTGGCAATTAAGAATGAGATAATCGAAAAGAAATTAATTGCTCGTTATCCTTTGATAATTTTAGGGATAAATGGTGATTATGTGGAGACGGATATTAACAGCCGTCAATACGAAGTATTTTTCAATTGTTGGATAGTTGATGAAACTAAAAAGGAATGGTACACATCGGACAGGTTCGAACAGGTTTATACTACTGTATTATTCCCGATTTATGAACTGTTAAAAGAAAAGATTCAATTTTCTGAATATGTAGATAGTTTTGGTATCCAAGGATTTCAACCACAAGTAAGGCTGTTTCCCTATTGGGGGAGTTCAAACGAGCAGGTTTTAGTAGATCCTTTGGATGCTATTGGAATAAAGATAAATAATTTATTAATTAAAAATAATTGTTAGATGAGTTGTGAAATACAATATTTTGGAGGAGCGGGGGCATGTAAAGAATTGCCAGAATCCATAATCGGCTTAATGTTCCTTAAAAAGGGACATGCAGATTTGACTAAAGTAAACGCAAAATTAAACTCCGATTTAACGGGGTTAAAATTAATGATAGCACCCGCGACAATCGCCGCAATTGAAGGGTTTATTATTGATGCTACAACCGGGGCGACACCTGGAGGGGGAGAAAACGAATATACTACTTCTGATGTAGGTTATGATTTTTTAACTAATCGTTCTGCCATTGTTTTAGAGGTATCGGCGAACATGAGTTGGGCTGATTATCGAAACTATTTTGCATGGGAAGGCGTATCCATGGAAGTTGGACTGTTTGATAAAAATGGAGATTTGTGGAATACTAACAAAAGCGCGGTTAATTTTACAGGTTTCAGGGGGAAATTCTATTTGAATAAGCAATTGCCACCATTGGGTGCTGATAAAATCAAAGCTTTTAATTTCCACGTTGTTTTTGAAGATATGAATGAGTGGGGCGAAAATATGGAAAAATTAACAACTTCTTATGGGGTTGCCGAAGCTTTGGGAGACATCAACCCTGTAGGAATTGATATTTCTGTTAAAACGTTAATGGCTAGTAACGGAGATGTTGTTATGCAGGCATATTTGCGAAACACGACAATCCCTTACGCGGGACTTACAACAGCCAATGAGTGGGATGTATTAAGTTCTGAACTGGATGTCGGTGTCGTGTTGACGGTAGTCGATTTTGCTAGTGCCGCGCTTGGGCAATACACTATTAACCTTGTTTTTGGGGAGACTACACCAACGGGCGATAACGTTGTACAGGCTTCGAAAGTAGCCACTACGATGACCTATTTAAGCCAGGCTTTAACAATACAAGAATATGTCGCATAATATTAAAGGTATATCAATACCGGACGAAGTGGGAAAGATGCCATTTAGTACTTTTAAAAAATATTATATAAAGGTATTGGCGCGCTTCCTTGATGAACCGGCAGAAGATGTTTATAAAATGTTGGGTGGGGAATTACCATCGGTTGACAAACCAAAGGAAAAGAAATCAAAGGGTAAAAAATCACCTGAGTAAAATTAAAGGGAGGTGAATATAGCCTCCTTTTTTAAAACTAAAAATATGGATAAAATTACTGCAAGGATTGAAAAGGATTTAGTTTCGAAACGTTTTGAATATTTAATGAGATTGCCTCCTGGTATTAGGTTACAATTGAAACGTATCGAAGAT